TCACTTGCCGTGCTGCATCGCGTCATAGCGCTGCATCAGCACCGCCATCTGCTCGCGCGTCAAAAAGCTGCGGTACTGTTTGTTTCCCGCCTCGTCTCCCGCGATCAGGCCGTTTTTCTCCGCCCAGGCGCGCGCCTCCGCGCTCCAGCCTGCCGGCGTCTGCTGCGCCAGTCTTTTCAGGTAGTTTTCCATCATCGCGTCAAACTGCTGTTGCGTCATCTCTTCCTCCTCATAGCGCGGCATGGGCGGCGGATAGCGCTTCGCGCGGATCATCGCGCTCGTGTACGTGGCGCCCGCGTCCCACTGAAAATGCGGCCGGTCGGGAAAGCTCCCCCAGTCTCCTCCCCAGGAAAATCCGAGCATTTTCCCAATCTCTCCGACCCTTATAAAGAACGCAGGATCGTCGTACTCGTGCCCCGCCTCATTTTTGCAGATATCAAAGGCCAATCCTGCATGCTCGGCGTGGAACGACGGCGTCACCGCTCCTTTGGCCGCGTAGCCCTTCTCGGCGAGCATCCGCTGATACTCCGCATCGCGCACCGTCTCCGTCACCAGAACGCTCAACCCCTCGCGCTCAGCGAGCATAAGCAGCGCCCGGCAGTTCTCCGCCACGTCCGCGCGCAGGTCGCTGATGCTTCTGCTGTGGCGCATTTACGTTTCCTCCTGCGCGTTTTTGCCGTTCTGCGTGCCGAAATAAAACGCGATCACCATGAGATACACCGTGTTGAACTCCTGCGTCACCTTTGCCTGCACCGTCAGCACACAGAACGTGATCGTCAGGCACAGCGTCACGATGCTCTTCACGCTCAAAAGATTCGCCAGTCTCTTTTTCAAAAGCTCCATGCTCTCTCACCCCTCGCAGTCCTGCCCGCGGCACACCGTTTCATACGTCACGCCGCCCGCCGTATTTTCCGCCTTTGCCTTGGCATAGTAGCACGCGGCGCTCGTGCCATAAGCGCCCCACGCCGCCGTCACCATCGTCGCGATCCACGGGAGCGTGCCCATAAAGCCCAGTTCGATCGCGAGCTTCGCGATCCCGAAGCCCTGATACGTCGTATAGAGCACGATCCCGCTCTCGAGCAGCAGCAACAGTTTGGAAAAGCTCGTGAGTTTCCTTTTCATAAGCTCCCCCCTGTCATCAGCAGGGAGATCGCCGCCCCGATGAGCACGTACAGCACGCGGTCGATCATCGCATCCCAGCGCTTTCCGCCCTTCTGCGTGATGGTCTTCACGTCCGCCTTGATCTCCTTGACGTCCGTCTCCACGCCCTTTTCGCGCGAGGCGAGCACCTCCACTGCCGTTACCAGCTTATTCAGGTCCTTCTGCTGCTGTTCCAGCTTTTCGATGCGGTGCGTGTTCGACTTGGCGCGCTGCTCGGTCTCCGTCAGCTTGACCGAGATCTCCTGTTCCGTCATTCTTCTTTCGGCACCGCCTTTTCAAAGCTCTCCCACGTGTGATGCGCGTCCTCCACACTCTGCCACGTGAATCCCACTCTCTCGCACTCGAGCCACGTCAGATACCGGAAGTAGAACTCCACCAGCAAATGGCACGGGATGATATCGAGGATGATGCTCTCCACCTGCGAAAACTCATCCGGCACGCCCACGGTGTTCGGAAACCACACCTTGACCGTTCCCTTTTTCTCCGTCTCCTCCGCCAGCGCCTTGATGCCGCAGCCGCTGAGCGTCGAGTTGATCGCATCCAATGTGAAGCTGTCGGCGTTGATGCGCGCGAGCGCCGCGATGGCCTCGCGCCGCAGCGCAGTTGAAACGCTGACCGGGCAGCGGGAAAAGAGCTTCTCCCGCCTTGCAAGGCCCTCGCCCTCCGCCGTCTGCAAAAGGCCCTCCTGCTCGGCGTATTCCATCGCGCCGTCCGCTTCATCCAGCACTGCGCCCGCCGCGTACAGCTCTCCGCCGCTCAGCGTGCCGCGCTCGGTGCGGTAAACGCGCATCGGCTCCAAAAGGCGGCAGAGATAGTCATAATACGTCATGCCTCACCCGCCCCGATCTCCGTGATCGTCACCGTGCCGAGCACCGGCAGCTCCGTCGCGCTCACGCTCACATCCGCGCTCGGTGTGAGCAGATGGCAGTTCTTCACGCCCTCCACACCGTAGAGGATGTTCGCGAGCTTCGCCGTATACACCGCTTCACCCAGCCGCTCGCCGGTGAAGTACGCCTGCAGCGCCGCCGTCGCCGCATCGGTGATCTCCTGCATCGTCCAGCCCTGCTCCGCCGTCAGCTCCGCGCTCATGTTGACGGTCTTCTCTGTCGGTGCCTTGACCTCCACATCCACCGCGATCTCGCGCTTTTTCTGCAAGACCGCCTCGATCTCGCCGAGCAGCTTCTCATCCGGCGCGCCCGCGTGCGTCGAAACATACACATCCACCGTGCCGATGCCGCGGGCGCGGCCGACCGCTTTCGCCGCCGCCACGTTCGGAAAGCTCATCGCCTCCTGCTCGTAAAACGCCGCGTTCGCGCCGTTCGGCAGGCGCTTGTAGCTTGCTAGTACGCGCTCGCGCAGCTTTTCGTCGCTCTCCTCGTCGCTGCCGCCGGAAAACGCCTCAGGATTTGTGCACTGCGTGATGCCCACCGGATACACGGACATCAGATGGATCGCCCCCGCGATGGCGTTGCCGCTCACCCCCGCCTCCACGGCGCTCGCCGGAACGTCCACATAGGTCTCGCCCTTTAAGAGCACTGCCTTTTTCGTCGTCTCAAAGCGCACGCCGCCGCTCGTCATCGCCACACTTCCCGCGTCGATCTCATAATCCGTCACCGCCGCCGACGGCGCGGAAAAGCGCAGCACGCCCGTCGCCTTCGCCGCCGGAAGGCGCGTCAGCGCCCGCGTCTCGGCGTGATAATCAAGATACTGCCCCACCGCCGTCTGCGGAAAGCTCTGATCCAGCACCCAGTCCGCCTGCGCCAGAAGCGACTGTACCTCGCTCGCCAGCGCATAGAGGCGCACCATCGCGTCGCAGCCGTCGTTCGGCACAAAGCCCGCCTCCTCGGCAAAGATCGCGCGCATCCGCTCGTAGATCGCGTTCAGCTCTTCCATTCTTCACTCTCCCCCTATCGTCACGACCGCCTCGCCCGTTTCGTTCTCATAGCGCAGCAGCACGCGCAGCTCCAAAAATCCATTCTTTTCCGCAAGCTCCATGCCCGTCACGCTCAGGCCCTCTTCGTCCGCCAGCGCCTCGGCCACATACTGCTTTGCTGCCGTCGCGCGGCTCTCGCCCTTTTCCCGCCATAAAAGGTGCAGCTTGCTGCCAAGCTCTGGCACGAGCGCAAAGCTCCCGCGCCGCACACTCAGCTTAAAGAGCACGCGTTCGAGCAGCTCGTCCCAGCCGCTCACGCGCACAAGCCCGCCTGCGCCGTCGGCCACATAATCGCGGTCTCTGATCTTCAGCTCCATCCTCAGCCCCCCATTCCCAGATACGGCATCCCGTTGATGAAAAGGAGCCCGTTGATGTCGATGCGCCCGTTGTTGCGCAGCACGATCTCCGTCCCCGCCGCGGCGGAGCGAATGCGCACCTCGCCGGGTGCCAGGTCGTCCGCGCTCTGCCCCACCGCGCCCACGGCGTAGGCCTCCTCTCCAAAGGTCCCGCCGCGCACCACCAGCACATCCTCGCCCTTTTTCGGCTGCCACTCATAGCCGCCGGGCGCGGCGGTCTTCACCTCGCGCTTTTCCCCGCTGCTGAACACCGCCAGCTCGCCGCCCTCGACCGTCACCGTTCCGTCCTGCGCCGAGGCCACGTCCTGCATCTCATGCTGGCTCAGCTTTCTCGATAGCCACATCGTCTCTCACTCCCTCTGCATCGTCACTTCGCACGCCTCTCCGCTCTCGCCAAAGCGCCTCACACACTCGATCACGCGGAAATTGCCCACAATGCCGATCTTCGTCCCGCTCACCGCCGCGATATCCCCCGGCGCGGCGGTGAACCGCCCCGCGATCGTCACGCGCAGCGTCTCCGCGCCCTCCTTCGACTTTGCGATCTGATACTCCCCCGTGTAGCGCATTGCCTGCGTGCCGCTGCGCGCCGGCACGTAAAATACGCGCCTGCTCGTGCCGCCGCGAGCACAGAACGCCGCGTTTTTCACGCTCTGCTTCACGCCTGCCTTGCTGTCCACCACCAGCGCCTCAGCGATCACGCCGTAGCGCTTGTCGCAGTAGGCGAGCGCCGTCACCGGCGTTTTGGCGTCGATGCTCACGCGCGCGGCCTTGCGGTTTTTCTTCACTTCCAGCGCGCCCGTCTTGTCGAAATACGGCGCGATCCCTCCGTGCAGCGCTGCAAAATCGTTCAGTGCCTTCCACTGGCTCGACCCGTTCGCCACGCGGTACCGTGGCGCAGCCGTCACCGCGTCATAGCCCGTGCACACAATGCCGTACGGCGTCACATGGTTTTTGAGGATCTCCTCCATCGTCGCCCACTGATAGCTCACGCTCTCTGCCTCGTTGTCGAGCAGCAGCGCCGCCATGCCGCGTCCGCTCACCTCAAGCTGCAAGCCCTTTTCATCGCATGTCACGCCGCACTCGTCCACAACGCCCGCAAATTCGACCGTGCCGTCCTCTCTCGCCGTAAAGCGCACCGCCCGCCGCAGCGTCTCCGCCATCGCGGGCTCATATGCGCACCGCAGCGTAAAGCTGTCGCACGGCACGCTTCCCGTGTAGGAAAATTCCCACTTCAGCAGCGTCGGCAGCTCAAACTGCGCACCGTCGCACGTCGTCAGATACCCCTTCATCACGGCAGCGTCACCCGCTCTCCCACGGCGATCCTGTTGGGATTTTTGATCTGCGGATTCACGTTCAAAAGCGCCGTCAGCGTCACGCCATACGTGTTCGCGATGCCCCACAGCGTGTCGCCGCGCTTGACCGTGTAGTACGAGCTCGCCGTTTTCGTTCCCGTGCCCGCGCTGCCGCTTCCGCCGCTCACGCGGATGAGCGACGTATCGAGTGGGCTCGTCTCCCAGAAGGCAAAGCGGTAGCGCACGTAGTTTTCAAGCGGCTGCTGCGCCAGTTCCAGCAACACAAAGTACGCCTGCGACGCCTGCCACAC